ATGACCTAATAATTTATACCCAACACCATCCACCGCTTCATGAAGCAACGGACGGCCGGTGGTATCGGTCATGTCTTCCAAGATAGTTAAAGCTGCACGGTTGACAATCCACATCGATTTTTTGAGAACTTCAGTAACCGGTTGGCCTTTTAACTTGACCAATTGGCTGTACAGTTTTTGAGAGTAACCTGGAGCAGTAATATCAACAGGGGTAGATTCATAGTAAGCAACAGCTTTCTTCTCAAGTGCACCCGGATTTTCATTACCGACGTCATTACCCTTAAACATGTATGATGTTTCTTTCCGGACGTATGCCTTTTTAAGTTCCTCAATTACGATATCTTCAATTGGTGCTCCTGACATTTTTAATAGTTTCTTAGTTACTGTTGCAAGAGCATCAAATTCTGCTGGATCCAGATAAATTTCATCAAATTCAATTTCTGTTTCTGCAATTTCATCTCCAGATCCACGTTCTTTCTTACGTACATTAGCATCAGCCTTCTTAACCAATACAGGCCATTTTACATTACCTTTTGTAGGATGTACAGAACCATATTTACGCAACAGGTTTTCTTCCTGAGCGTAAGTGATAATTTCACTGGCGATAACTTCCGGAATCGTAACAGAACCGTTTCCGGCTTCGATACCAAGAGATCGCGCTTCTGCTTCAGAGATTTGGCCAACTACAAATTTCGCAAATGCTCGGCGGATTTCTTTCTCTTTTGCTTTAGTAGATTTTGCGCCTCGAGTGGATAATCCGCTTGCAATCGCAGTCATAATCGCGCTACGTTGTTCTCCGGAAATACCATTAGAGCGTTGACCTTCATCCCCTTCACCTTCTCCGGCTCCATCACCATCTCCGGAACCGTCTCCGTCACCCTGATTGGTACCTTCAGGTTCACCGTCACGATTTTCACCATCACTGGAACCATCACTGGTGCCATCACCTTCGTCGGACGTTCCTCCATCCATATCTGCCAATTGGTTAGCGATCTCTTGTAGCTGATTAGATAACTCCTGAACCTCTTTTTGAATTTCCTCTAAATCTTCGGCACGAACTTCCCCTTTTTCGAGTTTATCGCGCAGTTCTTTTAAACGCTCTTTATTTCGTTTTTGCAAAGCCAATAAAAGTTTTTTATTCATCTTTTAACAACTCCTTAATTTGTTTTAAAAGTTTAATACGTTTTTCTACTTCCTTATCAATATCTTTACTTCGGACAACGCTTGCTTCGGTGTCCTCATATGCCGGTAGGGATACAATTGAGATTTCAAATAAATCGACATCCTTCAAAGTTCTTAGAGCCGGCTCTACTGAGTAATCCCATTCTTCTTCAATCGGAATAAAGCCGAATGAACATTGGTTTATGTCGCCGCGTTTCATGGATTCAGCAAGATCCCGGGCGACGGTCGTATTCGGTAATTCAATCTCAAATTTTAGTCCGCGTTCATCCTCAGTAAGATAGAGGGTGCCACTCTTTGTTCGACCGAGAACATTGTCCCAGTCATGGTTAAATAAGGCTCGGATATCATTCTCGGAAATGGACCGAGCAAACGCTCCCGGAGCAATCACTTCAGTGAACCAGTCACCAATTGATGTCTTTGAGTTAAAAACGGCAGCGTAACCGGTAATCTTAATCGGCTCACTGTCGGTACCACCCCTTGTTTGAAGGTTGGTGATGTCAATTGTCCGAAGTTCCTTTTTCTTCATCTTTTTCATCACCCCCTTTCAAATAATCGGACGGCAGCGAATCATCAGTTGCTTTTTTCTCGCCGATTTTTGATAGATCATTAGAAATATAAATCGCTTGTGTTTCCGGAGTATTTTGCTTCGGGAATCCAAGCATTTCAGCGACATTATCCGGTGAAGTAATACCGGTCCGGACAATGTTGTAACCGATATTCGTTTTTGTGCTATATGGCACGAAATCAAGAATATTGATTTTAAACTTAATACGCTTAGTTGAGTCGCGACCAAAAAATAAAACCGATAAATGCTCTTCAAAATTCCGCATTATCGGTTTTACCGCTTTATTGTGTAGATACATCATGGCTTTTTCCAAATCAGATTTTATAAGCGCTTGGTAAGTTTCAACATTTATTCCTAAAAACTTTCCAAGATCCTTCTTGTAAACATTTAAATATGCTAATATTTTTTGGTCATCGATTGGACTTGTTAATGTATCGATTTCGTATCCTTTTCCCAGCGGAATCATTTTAACGGTGTGACTTTCATCGATCGCTTCCAACTGATCAAGAATTGCTTTAATTAGTTTTGACTGAGCAGCATTCTGCGGATTGATATGAGCATCAAGCTTTAACAGATAAGCCAATAACCCGCCTTTAGTGTACTTATCCGTCAAAACCTTTTCAGCGTTCATAACACCATCAAGGGTGTTTTTCCCAAGCTGTAAAATGCCAACCCCGCGCAAATGACTAGTCCCGATATTTTTAACATGCCGGATCATAAAACCGGGAATTTCGGTACCGTTAATTTTAAAATGCTCAATTAATCTGTTGTCCAATTCGGTATAAACATTGGCTGCAAGGTGAAGCTGATCACCATCTAAAACAGGAAAAACCTCTCCCTGTAATAAGTAAGTATTGGTCATTAATTTGATAAATTCGGACCCAGTCAGATAATTATTTGGTTGAGATAGAATCTTTAATACCGGATCACTTCGGATCTCTTTACCACTACCGTCTACCACAACGATTTCGGCCAACATCATTTGATTTGATATATCCTGCAGAAGCTCATACACATCGGACGATTCCAAAATGTTGTCATCATTCACGTACCGGCCACCGTATCGAGCAACACTTGAGTAAATATCTTCAAACCATCCACGCTTTTCAATTTGACGTAATAAAAAGTTTGAAAATCTATCACGTAATCCCAAATTTTCACCGCCTTTCTATCTATAAATTTCATCTAAATATTCATCAAAATCTTCATCTGCAACAATTGGTTCCATCATATTCAATGTTTCTTTATGAGCAATTAAAAAAGCCACGAAACCATCAATATGTTCCGGGCTTTTACGCTTACTTGGTGCTTTTAAATTGTTAATATTTGTAACAATTTTGGCATTTGATGTACAGAAAACAAATAACGGATTATCTGTTATTACTGCTGGAACCTTTTCACCATTCAATATTCTTTCTTGCAGTAAAAGTAATTCAAAGTCATCAAATGGTTCATTCATGTGTGTTGGATACTGTGGTACTTCAACACATGGAATTCCAAGCATTTCCCAACGTTCAACCAATTTTGCCGCCAACGCTGGGTCATAATTTATCTGTAACAAATTATATTTTTCAAATGCATCCATGATATACTGGTCAACCATATCCTCATCAACCGTTTTTCCCGGACAAAGTGTAACAAATCCGCGTTCAGCTAATTCTCGGTAAGGAACGTTTCGTTGTTTTTCCTTTTCCTCAATACCAAACTCAGGAATAAAGTACATCTGCTTAACTTTTAATATAGGATTTCCTTTATCATCAAATGTCGGAAAGTTTAAATTCACGCACGTTAAGTCTGTCCGTCGGGATAGGTCCACACCAGCGACACAATCCATTCCTTCCAATTCTTCATCTTGTAAATCATCAACCAACATTTTCTCGAGTTGGTCCAATTCGAAATAAGTTTCCGCGTAGTTAACGAATACGTCCAAGTGCTTTGACAAAAATTCAGCCCGGTTGAAACTGTTGTTCTGTGCTTCTTTAAACGCATTCTCCAAGAATTCCATGTTGACGGAAACGCCCATGTTCGGATTGACCATTTGCCAAACCTTACGATCGGTCCAATCATAACCTTTATTAGGCTCATAAATTAACACAAACCATGAGTCATCATTGTCATTTTTTAAGACATCTTTAGCATAAGCATAGATTTGAGCACCCAAGGATCCAGGTTGTTTACCCGCTGTCGTGGTAATGATATTAAGAGGTTCCTCTTGAGCAATTTGACCGGAACGCAAATTATCGAACTGCTCACGGTCCATTTGGGCATGGACCTCGTCAAAATAATTGATATACGGGTTTTTACCTTCATTCCCGGCATTGTCCTTCGTCAATACCTTGATCATATTCGCATATTTTATTCCATCTTCCACAAAGGTGTATTTGATTGAACGTATAGTATCTTCCTTGCCCTTGTAAATTCGAGTTCCTGGTCTCAAATCCGGGCTATTTTCGATCGTAAGTGCAATCGGAATGGCCGCATTTTGACATTGTTCAAAGGTATTTGCCGATATATAAAAATCGGCACCTTTGACGCCCTCACCATACATACCATAAATAACTGGGGCTCCGCCCATAATTGTCTTCCCGTTTTTTTTCGGGACCTGTAGATAAGCAGTTGTGATAACACGAACTGCCTTTCCTGCAGCATTATACTTTTGCCAGCCATAAATATTAGCAAAATTAAACCTCTGCCATGACTCTAAGATTAATGGTTTTCCAGCCCATTTACCTTTTGCGTGTTTTAAAAAGGTTTCCGTGAAATAGAGCATGGCATTGGCTTTTTTAACGTCAAACCAAATATCTTTTCGTTTCTGCCATTTGCGATATCTTTTTATGGCAGCATGGACAGAATCCGGATAAAGTTTTGGATGAGATTCAACCTCTTGTGCAAAAATATCTGCATAATTGGTTTCAAAGTCAATCATCGTGCCATCCTCTGCCTAAACTGAACTAACTTATTATTTATTGGAACGTCTTCTTTTTTGTTTTCTTCATCGCCTTTAGCAAGAAGTTTACCGCTCTTTTTGATGAGCTCTTTATTTTTCCCGTCCAAACCGAGTTGGCCAAGATATTTGGCGAGCTCTTTCCGAAGTTTTTCAGTTTTGTTTTCCCGATACTCTTCATAAGCATCCAAATAAA